TCGCAGCATCAATCTTGCGTTTTGATTTACCTTTAGACAATCTCCAACCCATGTCGGTTGACCGTTGCGCAGCCGACAACACCTGATCGGTGAACACAGGATCGCCGTTGTGTGCGAGCCGAGCGTTTACGATAAACTCGTAAAGAGTTCCGCAAGCAGGAACCATTCGTGCAGTTGACTGCGAGAACTCAACCATCGTGAACCCTTCATCAGACATTGCTTCTGCAGAGCGTTGAAAGAACGCTGGGTCATAAGCAAACTCTTGCACTGTGAACTCGCGCCCAAGTTCGCGGATGTGTTGCTCGACTGCGGCCACATCCATCACACCGCCATCAGGATGCCAAATCTTCGCCCGAACAACAATCCGATCAGACTCCTGCGGTTGAGCAACCACGACCGCAATCGAGTCATGCTTCAACGCCATGTCAATGCCGACGAACACAGGAATGTTCGGATCAAGTTCATCATCGCTACGACACTGCTCCCATGCACCCTTCGGCAACCACGATTCACCATCGGTACGAACCCACTGATTCAACCTGAATCTTCGGTAAGAAACTTCGGCTGTCTGCATCATGGAGACTTCCATGTCACCGATATCAAGCAGACCTTCTGCAAGGTTAGGGTTCGCGGCGACCCATGCGTCGCGATCGTGAATGTCGCAGTCGGCTGGTGCTTCCCACCACCAGAAGCCAAATCGTTCGTCTTGTTTGCCGCCTGAGATGATTTCTTTGCCGTAGTTGTAAAGACGACCGCACACGGTGTCTAGGTCAAAGCCTGCGGTTGAGATGGCGACAATCATCGGGTCTTTACGCGCACCAGAACCCAACGTGAGCGCATCCCACAAATCGTCATTCGGTTGAACGTGCAGCTCATCAAACACAACCGTGGACGGGTTAAGGCCCTGCTGCAACTTTGCGTCGCTCGATAGCACACGGTAGATCGCACCGGTTGACGGAACCTCGATGACGTCTCGATACACCTTGCAGATACCAGACAGGGCAGATGATTGTGTGACCTGCCATTTGGCTTCATTGAATACGACGCGGGCTTGTTGCCGGTCGCCTGCCGCCGAATAAACCTCAGCACCAGGCTCACCTTCGATCAATCCATACAGTGCGATCAGTGAACCGAGAAGCGACTTGCCGTTCTTCCGACCCAACCCGATCAGGCTGCGACGATATCGAAGCAACCCGTCAGGACGACGCTCATACAAATCGTTCAACAAATTGCGTTGCCAACCAGTCAACACCAAAGGCTTACCAGCAAGTTTGCCTTTGCTTACATGCAGAAAGGTTTCAGCAAAATCTGCTAACGAACCACCTTCAGTTTGATTGTATATCGACGACGTTCTCCATGTTGGATCGGTTGTCAGCCTTGCGTTTTCTAAACTCTTCAAGTTCATTTTTGATCTTCACCTCCACGAAACCCAACCTGGCACGATCCACGGGAGTGAAACCGAGCAGGGATAAACAATCTAACACCTGAGCATCAAGCGACCGAAGCGCGGCACGATCACGCCAATCATTCTGCTTCAACACACGCATCCGCAACGCGACACGCTCATCAATTTGCTCGGCCACCACCTGCAACAACTCGATATCCATCTGCGGACTAATCCAAGTAAACCCAACCGACCACACCCGCTCCCAAAACTGTTGCCCAGCAGGACCCAACGGACGGTGAGCAACAGGAGCGACAGGCGAAGTCGGGATCGCAATCGTCGTCTCAGGCAACGGACGTTTACCAGGATTACCAGCCCTACGCTTCTGCTCAACAGGCTTCGGAGGACGGCCGACAGGTTTAGGCATCAGCCGAGAAGTCGTGCGCTAAACCATCCGACTCCAACACCGGCAGCACACCAGTGTGCTTCTGGTATCGAGCACAAATCACATCAACATAGTGCGGATCAAGTTCCATTAGGTACGCGGTGCGGTTGGTTTCGTTTGCAGCTATAAGAGTTGAGCCAGAACCGCCGAACATATCGAGCACAATTTCTCCTTGATTGCTTGAGTTCTTTATTGCTCGAGTTATAAGTTCTATTGGCTTCATCGTTGGATGTTCAGCATTCCGTTTTGGACGATCAATTTCCCAGACAGTGTCTTGTTTTCTATCTGGTGGAGTTTGGTGAGCTGCACCTTCTTTCCAACCGTAGAAGATTGATTCGTGCTTGTAGTGGTAGTCAGCTCTGCCCATCACAAGTGTGTCCTTAACCCAAACGAGTGTGTGTCTCCATATTCCTAGATTGCTTAAAGGGATGCTGAATGCTTGAAAGATGTTGCCTGAAGGTGCTGCAACATACCAGCAACCTCCTTTCTTTGTTACTTCATGTCCGGCTTGAAATGCTTTAGTTAAAAATTCTTGAAGAGCATCTATATCCATGTCGTCGTTTTCAATTGTCAGTGCATCTTTAGTTTTGCCCACATAAGAAACTCCGTAAGGAGGGTCGGTCCAAACAAGATCGGCTTCTTTGCCTTGCATCAAAACAGCAAGTTGATCTTTCTCGGTTGAATCACCACACATAACTCGATGCTCACCGAGTAACCATATATTTCCTAACTTAGATATTGACGGAACCTTCTCAGGTACATCGTCAACGTCGACTGGCAGATCGCCTTGCATCCCGTCTAATAAATCTGACACCGACTTAGAATCCCAGCCAGTTGCTTCTAACAACTCAGGGTCAAGCGCACTGACTTCGCCGATCAACGCCGCCAACGCTTCCTCGTCATAGTCACCAAGTTCGGCAGTTCGATTATCGGCCAACGCAAAAGCCTTTGACATCGCATCATCGTCATCAACCCACACGACCGCAATCTCCGACCAACCTAAAGCCTGCGCCGCCTGCAAGGTGTGGTTACCGGCGATAACGACGCGGTCGGACTTGCGCACCACGATTGGTTTACGTTGCCCAAACCGCTCAAGACTGGCCTTCACCGCTTCGACATCGCCGCGACGCGGGTTGCCTGGTAAGAGTGAGAGTTGGTTGATTGGGCAGGCAAGTTGGAGCAGGTCTTTTTGGATCATGAGAAAGAGTCTAGTTTCGCGGTCGCTCGCGCCCGCCAACGGCATGGGTCGTCCGTCGCTTGACCTCCAAAGTTTTGACCCACCCTCCCATCTTATACCCGCCTAAGTTGCGTCGCCGCGTCGCGAGTTGCAGGACCGGTGCGCTGGAAGAAGTGGCGAGTCTTTGTCGCCAGGTATGACGTGGTCAGCGGTCCACGGATCGCCGTCGCGTGGGCCTTCAAGACAGATCCAGCAGTATTGGGCAGACTCGCGTACTGCCTTGGCTCGTGCTTGGTAGTCGCCGGTGTAGTGAGGTCGGTGAGGCTTGGGATGGAGTCGGTTATAGGTGGCTTGGCAGTCTGGGCATCGGCGTGGGTTGGTGGTTAGATTGCCACAGGTTAGGCATGGTCTAGAGATGGTCATAATGGAGAGCGGTAGGCGGTCACGCCGTCACGCCATGTTATACATGGCGGTGAACGGCGTATGAGACAAATGGTTGTGTCGCGCCGTGGTCACGCCGTTTGCTAAACCTAATGAACATATAGGTTTGCTGAGATAAACGGCGTACGCCGTGGTCACGCCGTGTGTGCGTGGCGTGACGGCGTACGCGCCATATTTTAAGTAGGTCACGCCGTCACCATCGTTCGATTGGAAAGGCCTCTATCGGGCCGTCTAAGCGTTCTAATTCGGCTTTGGCGAGCTTCATAGCAGATCGAGCGGTTGCGCCTGGCAGGTCGCGGTATATGCGCCATAGTTTCTCTTGGGCTAGGCGGTAGTCAAGGTTGTGTTGTTTGATGAGGTCCATTGCCTTTTGGAGTGAATCTAAGCCTTTCTCGTTGGTCGTGAACATTTCGGTGGATTCGTTGACGGCGAGGTATTGGTCGCGGATCCAGGTGTGGCGTTTCTTGGTGGCGGTCAGTTTGATTTCGTCGCCGCTTCGTACCATTTGCCACACTAGGTCGACGTCGTCGTTCTTTGCGCTGGTGCCTCGTGCGCCTTTGGCTATGTCTTTACCTGCGTGGTCTATGCGGAGTAGTGATCGGCCTTCTTGTTTGAGGTTGATGGCTGTCCATCGGTAGAAGTTGCGGACGGTGTCGGCTTCGTTCTCTGCTCCTTCTACTGCTCGACTAAAGGTGTCAATGATGACGAGTTCAGCTTGGCAGACTCGAGCTAGGTCGCAGATTTGTTTGGCTCCTTCTGGTTTGTCGAGTGATGCGATTGGTGGAAGTGATGCGTAGTGGAGACGGGTCAGGTCGCTGTTTTTGTTGTAGCCCATTGCTGTCAGGCGTTCGTGGAGTTGAGATTGCTGCATCTCGTAGTCCATATAAAGAACGTTGACTGGGTTGTTATCTTTGCCGAATAGGTTGCGTCCGGTGGCGAGTCCTGCTGCGATGTAGAGGGCTAAGAGTGATTTGCCTGTTCCGCCTGGTGCGAAGATGACTACAAGTTGGTTGCGTGGGATGACGGGTTCAATTAGCCAGTCTTCTTCTGGGAACGATTGGTTCCAGAAGTCTGTCCAGTTGATGAGGACGTTGTCGGTCTTTGATGGTTGCTCGACTGGTACCAACGCTTTGCCTTCTTGTAGGAGCTTCTTGGCGAACGCTGATCGGTCGCCGTTGTGGTGCATGGCGGCGGTGTAGCCGAACCGTGTGTATGCGCCCGCAGGTAGCCCTGGGATTGATGTGGTGAATACTTTGAGGATGTCTTTGCCTTGCCATCCTGTGGTGGCTGAGGTGCCTTCTCTGATGTCTTTGCCTGGTCTGACCCAATGTGATTCACCTGATTGGTCGGTGTGTGCGAGTGTCCAGCCGTCTTGTCTTAATAGTTCGGGCCATGTGGTTGCAGCGCAGTAACGGGATGCTGGTCCGTCTTCTTCGAGCAGTAGTGACGGTGCGGTGGGTGTGGCTGGTGTGGCTGGTTCGGTTTTGGCTGTGAGGAGTAGCACCATCCATAGTGGCATGTCTGCTGGTTTGTGGTCGGCTATCGAGCGTTCGTCTGTCCATTGGTATTCTTTGCCGTTCGGGTGAACTGTTGGTGGTGCGAGTACTTGTCCGCCTATGCCTCGGATGTCGATGCCTTGTCCGAGTTTGCCTGATGCTTCGTTACGGATCGGTGCGTCGGTCAGGAAGTAGATGTGTCGTCCGCCGGAACCTGTGATGACTTCGAGTGTGTCAGGTAGTTTGCCGTGTAACTGTTCTAGGTCGGCGAGTGTGTCCGAGCCACGGTACTGTTCGCGATCATCGATGTCTACGACGATCAGGTAACGGTTGCGACATTCACCTGTCGCGATGCCAAGTCCGCAGTCTTTGAATTGTCCTT